AGGATGATCGCTACTCATCTTATATCCCATTCCTTAACGGAGTGGCAAAGGTATCCAAGGACAAAGTGGAGCTCATGAGTTACATTGATATTGATGGATACATTTGGAAAGAGCAAATCATCAAGCGTAACTTTACCCGACTTCCATCTCATGACAATAATTTTCAGGACTTTGTACACAAGGTTTCAGCCCAGGATGATGAACGTATCAAAGCAATGGAGTCAACTCTTGGATATCTCATTCATACATTTAAAGATAAGACTGATCAGAAAGCAATCATATTCAATGACCAAGAGATTGATGATAACCCTAATGGAGGGAGTGGAAAGAGCTTGATGTTGACAGCCATCGGCAATATTCGTAAGATTATAAAGATAGACGGTAAGGCTTACAACCCATCTAAGAATGACTTTGTGTATCAGAGGGTAAACATGGACACTCAGGTGCTTGCATTTGATGATGTTAAAAAACATTTTGACTTTGAGCAGTTGTTCTCACTGATCACTGAGGGCATACCGGTCAACCGAAAGAATAAGGATGAGATATACATACCATTTGAGCGTTCACCCAAGATTGTTATCACTACCAACTATGTGATTAGTGGGGCAGGTACCTCACATGATCGTAGGAGACATGAAATAGAGTTTTTTCAGTACTTTAATAGCCAACGTAACCCACAGGATGAGTACGGTAAGTTATTGTTTGATGAGTGGAGTAAGGATGAGTGGTCACACTTTGATAACTACATGCTATCTAACCTACAGATGTACCTCCAGAATGGATTGGTGAGAAGTGTATCTATTAATGCAGATGCTAAGCGCTTTATCCAAAACACATGCAAGGAATTTTATGACTTTGTGATGGATGGGAATGTAGCCCTCAACACAAACTACTATAATAAATCATGCATGGAAGCATTCCAATCTGATACAAATGGCTTTAAGGACCTAGATAGCAGGAAGTTTATTAAATGGGTGCAAGCCTACGCTAGTTATAAAAATTATAAATTCACAAAAAACAGAAACCAAAATGGGAGATATTTTGAAATCACTCTTGTTGATTAGTATATTAACAGGGTGCAAGAGCTCACAGAAATGTGATGCATACGGATACATTAAGATGGAAAAATACGACTACATTCAGGTAGTTGGCTACACTGATACCATCCCTACCTTTGGTGAGACATGGATGCAACTGCCCAAGGGTGAATACCAGGTGAAAGCATGGAAAGAGAATCAGGAGTACTTATTGCATGTTAAACTATGAAAAAAGAATATAAGGCACTGCTCCATGAACTGAAACTTCAATGCTATGCCATTACTCACCCTAATTACCCACAAGACTATATTCCAAAGACTATGTACAAAGATTCAACAGCAAACGGATTAACCAGAGCCATCTGTGATTATATTAATTACAATGGATATCAGGCAGAACGTATTAATACTATGGGCACAGCTCGTGAGAAAAAAACTACTGCCGGTAAGGTGATCGGAGTAACCTGGACAAAGGGCACCTCTACTGCAGGTAGTGCCGATATATCGAGGCGGATACAGTTATCAATAATAGATACCTCCATGTGCTAACCATCAATGAGGATGCTGATAGTGAGGACCAGGTCAAGAGCTATCTGCTCAACACAATCAAGTATCAAATCCTGTGGAATACGTCACTGAGCCATAAGGATGACCGAGTGAACTCAATGGAGTATGAGGATAATGACCAGGAAGATGATGAGCAGGACCTGCAGGCTAAGATACTTGAAGATAAGATCTACAGCACACACAAGGGAATGATTGAAATATACCGCAGTGAGATATCTGACCATGTTCACAGGGTAGTATTTGAGGCATACATTGACAAGGGATACACCACAGCTCGCAGCATGGCTAAGTATTTTGATATCCCTGTTACATCAGCTCACTATCTGATTAAAGAAATTAAACAAAATTTACGTAAACTACAATATAGGTATGAGACTATCTCAAATAATTAGTATCTTGGCTACATTCACTGCCTTGACCGGTGCGTTCTTTTTGATTAGAGAAAACATGACTCTGGCAACTCGAGCAATGGGGGTATGGGTAGTACTTTATTATGCATGGCTATTTACACAACAATATGAAGAAAGTAAAGAATGAGTACATTGGTCAATATGTGACCATTTACAACGGTAATTTTGAAACCTCTTTCACGGTGACTGAGGAAACTGCTAACGACTCAGAGTACTATATCTCGAAAGGATTAGAATATCTCTTTGAAGAGTCTGAGCCTAAAAGTAAAAAGTACAAAGCAGTAGAGAACGAGGGTAATGAGGCCTAAACACATCGAGACCCCTGAAGCAATGTGGGATCTATTTGAAGCCTACAAGAGATGGTGCAAGGAAAACCCTAGGTACTCCTATTCCCTATCTACTAAGACAGGTGAAGCTACAGCAGTGCCATTGGAGAGGCCGCTTACTCAAGTGGGATTCAGGACTTTTGCTGCAGATAAAGGGCAAAGTGTCCAGGATTATTTTGCTAACTACGAGGGGAGATATTCAGCGTACACGACAATCTGCTCACGCATAGAGGAGGCAATCCGCATGGACCAAATCGAGGGAGGGATGACAGGGCAGTACAATGCATCCATTACTCAGCGACTCAACAACCTAACTGAGAGAGTGGACACCACAACCAAGGGTGAGAAGATTGACAGCATCAAGGTAACCATAGTACGACCGGATGCAGATTGACTTCATGTGTGCAGTGGTGGAGGACTACATCTACAGGATGAAAGGAGTCCAGGTAAAGATAGACAGGATGGCAGTAGCTAGCGATGGCAGGCAGATGGCTATGCTAATGAATGCATATCAGATAGCACATGGAGATAAAGAGCACGGTAATATTTGAGAAAAACTATAAGGCACTGAATGACCCTAGCCTTAGGTTCGTAATTAACGAGGGCGGCTCCCGTTCATCCAAGACCTACAGCCTTTGTCAGTTGGTTATCATCTACTGCCTGCAGAACAACAACAAGGTAGTATCTATCATCAGAAAGACATTCCCTGCTTTGAGGGCTACAGTGCTCAGGGACTTCATTGAGATACTCAAGGAGCTGAACATCTATTCAGTGGAGGACCACAACAAGAGTGAGCACATCTACACGTTTCCTAATGGATCTATTGTGGAGTTCTTTAGTGTGGATGATGAGCAGAAGATTAGAGGTAGGAAGAGAGACATAGCATGGTGTAACGAAGCCAATGAGCTATACTTCGATGACTTCACTCAGCTCAACATGAGAACAGAGAGCAAGCTTATCTTTGACTACAACCCAAGTGAGAGCACCTCATGGCTGTATGAGCTACCAACGGAGGAGAGTGTGCTTATCAAATCTACCTACAAGGACAACCCATTTCTACCTCAAAGCATTAGGGCTCAGATAGAGGACCTCAAGAGAACGGATGGCATAGCTATCATAATCACTCAGAATATCATCAGCAGTGGATACCATGACATAGCACAGCTCAAATCTTGGCCTATCATACAGCCACATGTATGCTCTACCCTGCCATTCGTACTCAGATAGGTCCTTGAGCTCATAGCTAGTAGCTGGAAACGTCTCTAATGACCATGAACTTTTGATATCAATGATAAGATTCTCAGTGATGATATCACAGCTACCGGATAGCCATTCATTCTCTGCCCTGTGCTCGTATTTTTTGTAGTTCTCAAACCTAACTGCATTGAGCAGGTCAATCGAGTCCTGTTCCTGATGAATACCTTTCATGACATACTTGTTAGTGAGCTCCGTTTTATACTCAAAAAAGTCCTCTTTAGCTTTCTGTATGATATAGCTCTTAGCTGTTTGTCCTAATACCTCCCCTTTAGTCCTGGAGGAGGTCATTAGTTTGCCTAATTGTGATGCTCTAAATTTCATAGCTGTCCCTCCTGCTCTTTAGTTAGGTTGTAGGTCTCTTTAATCTGTTCAGCGGAGTACTTACCTGCTTTCACTGCAGCCAATGCCTTGGTCCATCTATCCCCATCAAGTGATGGCTTTGCCTTGGGTGCTCTGCTAGCCTCATGGCCATCATCATCTACAGCTTGCAGGGATAGGAGAGATACAAGTGTATATCTGCGGAAGTACGTGATAGCTCCTCCTAACTTCTGTGCATCTGTAATGGGAGGTAAAGTCATGAATGACTCAAGGTAATCCTCACTATCCACATCAGCAATGATCGTGTAGACTTTATCATCCTTTACAGGCTGCATGAGTAGCAGTC